AAGAGAAACCTCCATTTCCTACATTATGTTTTCCGTGATTATGTACTGGCCATGGTGCGCCAATATAATCATAATGCAGAAACAAATTATTCCACTCTGATGAGTTAAGAACAAATCCGTCAAATTGAATTATGAGACAATAGTCAGTATTCAAATGCTTTGGCAATTCTGTTGTTATAAGTCTATTATATTCGCCAAGGCTTTCAATTTTATTTATTTTTTTTACTGGTAAGTTGTTCCAATATTCAGATTTATCAGAGTAGATCAACACTTCATTGAACTTCATCTGACTCATACTGATCTTCACTGCCTCGTTAGCTAAAACGTGACAGTCTGTGTCTATGATGACTAGGCTAATGCTCATGATTACTCCGGGCTACAGTTTTGTCTGAAGAACTCAGTTAGATTCGGCTGCGCCATGTGATTCGTAAGAACAGCATTGAAGAACTTGCCCTTACAATAGCGAAGAAGCGGTTCCCAAGTCAATCTATCGTCTCCATATACCGGATTCATCAAAAAGACTTGAGCTAGAATCATAGCAGCTTTTTGATTATAGAATAGACTAGAATTGTCAAGAAGATGATAACCGAAGCGATTGATCTCTCCGATAGCTTCAAATCGATCAATGCCCAACACTTCGCGATCACGAGTTAGCATTCTACGCAAACACCAAGTATAGTCTAGAGAGTTTCGTTCCATGAATTCAGTGACACGACTCAGATGACCGGCTTCTGGCCAGACATCATCGTCGCAACACCTGATATACTTTGTTCGTGCCATCATGATGCCGATAGCACGAAGATAAACGTCCATTCTCGCACGAGGCTTTGGATAAAGAGGATGCTTGATGTCATATACGAACGTCCTATCATCCTCAATCTCTTCAGCACTCAAAGCATTTTCTTCTTTCTTTGAGTCCATCATCACGAGATGAACGTAGGGAACACTCTCCTCTCTCAACACTTGCTTGAGATGAAGAAGAGATTCCCTTCCCATCGTTGGTGTCACCACAGTCCATAATGCAGTTTCAGTCATGTATTACTCTTTCTTCTTAGCTGGCGCTTTCTTACGTGCTGGTGAAGGCGCTTGCTCTTCTTCAGCTTTTTCGGCTTCTTCAGTTAGCTTCTCGATCTTCTTTTCTAGACGAACTTTCACTTCGTCGCCTTCCATCCAGATGTCTTTGTTGTCAAGAATCGACTTGATCTCATCTGGAGTTAGAAAGTCTTTGTAGACTGAGTTGATGATCTTCTCAGACCAACGACGCTCATTGACGATGTGATCATACATCTCGCCGCCTTTGCCGAATGCTACACCACTGTAGTTGTGGAACATGAACATGCTGTGTTCTGAGATTTCATAAGACTCAGCAGTCAAGAAAATCATCGTAGCTGCTGACATACAGTAGCCCTCTACTGAAGCAATGATATGTGCAGCAGACTCTTGAATGACTCTGATGAATTGAATTGCAGTTGACATGTCGCCGCCAACTGAGTTGATATGAATGCGAATCACATCAGTTTCATTTGCGTTGCGAATGACTTCAAAGTATTCTAGATATGATTCTGGTCCGAGAATCTCTCCGCAGATATAGAGGTCGAAGATTTGACCCATCGGGCGTGAATTGATCTTGCCTCCAGCGATCAATTCAAATTCTGGTCTTCCGCCAGGCATAATTTGTGGCATTACGTGCTCTCCTTTATTGTATGTAGCGCATACTTGCAGATCCAGTATGCGTCAATTATGTCGGATGATGGATTCCATTGTTTTTCTGTCATTTTAAGTTCGAATTTCAAATCAACATTCGTTTCACTCTGAAACGCATCTTGCATCTTTTGCTTATCTGCGTTTCCCTTGCCAGTAGCAAATTTCTTTATCACTGTAGGAGCTATAGCTTCACATGTTTTTCCGTGTTTCCAAAGTCGATATTTGAATATGCCAGTGTTCTCTGCGATGTTGAAAACTCTACCACGAGATCCCATAGAGTAGTTTTCAATAAAAACATGATCAACGTCAGCTTCTAGAATCAAATCAATAAAGAAAGTTGATATCTTATCATATCTATCATTCTCTGTGGAGTAGTCGAAATACTTTCCCCAGATGTTAGATGTGACTATATCATACTTCTTGTTTTGTGTCAAGTAATAGAACTTGCAAGAAGTATAAGAGAACGGCGAATTCTTGTCATCAAATATACAAATCGCTGGGCTTGTCATCGAGTAGTCTAGCCCAGCGAATTTCATTCGTCTACTTTCCAGTCTTCAATGTCTGAAAGATCGTCAGAAAGCACAACATCGTCTTCCGAATCTTCGCACACTAGATCACCATAGATGATTTCTGATCCGCATGCACAGCAGTATTGTGGATTCTTGCGCCACTTGCTATACATGTCAACTGTAAATTCATCATCACATTCATTACAATAGACTCTGTATGTTGGCATCTTTAGTTCTCCCGTAAATGTTATGCTGCTTTACCGCCCCAGACATCTTCCCACGTACCAGTGAGTGATCCTTTAGCGTAGTCAGTAGCTCGATTTTCAAAGAAGTTTGTATGCGTCGGAGCGTTTATCATCTCCTCGACCCATGGTAGTGGGTTCTTCTTTACTTTCATAATGCCTTTTAGACCAAGTGAAATAAGACGACGATCAGTGATATAACGAATGTAATGTTTAACGTCGTCAGCGCTGAGATTATCCATAGGTCCGAGATTGAAAGCCAGCTCGATGAATTTATCTTCAAGTTCAACCATTCGTTCAGCGATTTGGTAGATGTTACTCTTGAGTTCATCATTCCAAATCTCCTTGTTCTCTTCAATGTAAGTTCTGAACAACTTGATCATTGACTCTGCGTGAATCGTTTCATCGACGATTGACCAAGTGATGATTTGACCCATGCCACGCATCTTGCCGTTGCGTGGGAAATTCAACAACATGATGAACGATGAGAAAAGTTGCATGCCTTCAGTGAATGCAGAGAACATCGCGATGTTCTGCGCAATTGTAGATGTGTTCACTAGACTATTAGAGCCATTCATGATGTAATCGTGCTTTGCTCTCATCGCATCATATTCTAGAAACTCATTGTATGTGGACTCTGGCATACCTAGAGTTTCAATCAAGTGACTGTATGCAGCAATGTGCAATGCTTCTCGTGCAGCAAAGCCAGACAACATCATGCGAATTTCTGGCTGAGGAAAGTGCGGCAAGTAATTGCGCACATAACCACCAGCGACGTCAATGTCACCTTGAGTGAAGAAGCGGAAGATGTTCGTTAGAAATTTCTTCTCACTGTCAGAGAGTCGATTCTTCCAGTCTTTTACGTCTTCCAGCATCGGAACTTCTGAGTGCAGCCAGTGACTTTGTTCATGCTTCAACCACGCATCATAAGCCCAAGGATACGTGAACGGCTTGAAGTAGTTACGCTCATCGGTTAGTTTTAGTTTTGCTTTTTTGATCATTTTTTTCCTGCTAGTATGATTTTACAGATGTGTTCTAAACGTTCTATATGCTCAAATGCTCTCCATGGTGAAGTGTCTATTGATACAACTCCATGCCTATCCATTCCGACTATATTGTATCGTACATGACCAGTATCACTACTGTAATCTAAATTTTCAACACAGTGATCAGCCAACTCTTGAGTGATGGGAGGAACGAGCGGCACCGTAGGTGCAACGCTAGTATATCTACTTAGCTCTGGAAATTCACTCAATAAATTTTGCAGATCAATTCCTTGATACATTGCAGCTACTGTGTATGTTGGATGCAAATGTAAAACAACTCTAACTTCTGTGTTTATGTTTCGCTGCAACATCAAGTGCATTGGAAATTCGCCACTAGGATGAAGTTCCTTGCTGATGTCTGTGTATGGTAGAACGTTTCCGTCTAGAGCGCACTTTTTGAACATTTCTGGCTGTAGAGTCTGCTTTCTTACGCCAGATGGAGTGACATAAAAATGATCCCTATCGTGCCATCGAATTGACGCATTACCGTCCCTTGCTGTGATCCAGTTTCTTTTGTATGCCTCTTTGAAAATATCACATATCGTTTCTAACATAAAGATTGCTCCTCAGCATGTAGTTTCATTTATAGTCAAGTTGTGTTTAGGATATCGCCTAATCAATTGTTTTGCCATTTCGTCTGGATCCTTATGTTGGAACAAAAACTTCGTGTTCTCTTCCCATGCATAGTATATACCATTCATGTTTTCTACGTAAACACTTACAGATGGTTTCTTTTCATGCTTTTGTTTTTCAAGCTCTTTGCTCTGATCAATCATCGCATTTTCTATGTATTTCACTAAAAATAAGCCAAGTAAAATTGATAGAATTTCAAACAGTGCGCTCATCGGTTCCTTCCTTTGTGTACATGACTGTGTTTGTGTCGCCTAATGACCATTTTGGATTAGTCTCTACGCTGTAAACTTTCGTACAAACTCTGAAGTCTGGAAACTTCATCTGCGCTGGATTAGATGCAGCATCAAGAAACAGCGTTCTGTTATTTGGCTGTGCAGCGTACTGACCGTTATCCAACTCAATAAAGTTGAAAGACTTATGATCTTCGGCCCATTCTGAGTATGTAGTGTCATAGACATTAGTGTCTGGACTTGCACTGTCTACTGTGAACATGTACTTACCGCGATACCACTTCTTATCTTTAGCATAAAACTTAGCACTCAAGTTAGACAAAAATGCTTTCTTTATGATTGTGATATCATAGCTGAAACAGTCCCATATTTGCAAGTGATCCAGAGGTAACAATTCCTCTTCATTCAAGCTATGTGTTCTAGACACAAAAGCATGAAGAGGAAGTTTATCATACAATGCACCGTATTCTGGCAAGTACGCTTCAATGCGAAATGCTTGCCCACGAATAGATTTCAGTGAGATCCATATGCATGGAGTGTACTCACCGAAACCTTTCTCAAAGTCATAAAGAAATTCTGATCTCACATAGCAATGAATAGGCGCTAAATTTGCAACTAGAAATGACATAGCTCAACCTTCACACGAAAGACACACGTCCTCTGTAGCAAGTGCTTTTAGATCAATCTCTTCAATCACTTGACGTTCGATTCGCTTTGAAACTTTGTCAGCTTTAGCCAACTTCTCTGATCGGCAGTAGTACAGAGTCTTGAGACCTTGTTTCCAAGCCATGAAGTGAACAGCGTGTAGATACTTCACATTCGCGTCTGGCCTGAAGAACAAATTCAACGACTGAGCTTGATCAATAAACTGTTGTCTATCTGATGCATGTTGAATGATCCAGCGCTGATCAATCTCCATGGATGTCTTGAAGACTTCTTTAGTCCACTCATCCATCCAGTCTAGATGCTGAACGCTACCGTCATTCGCGATGATAGAAGACCAAGTTTCATCGTACCAGCCATCTTTATGGTTTTCAGCTTCTTTATTGACAATTGCATCTAAGTATCTATTCTTATTGAGATGTGAGCCTGATAGAGTGTCTTGGCGATAAGCATTAGCACGATAAGGTTCAATACTAGGAGAGGTATTGCCCATAAGAATGGATGAGGAAGCATTGGGAGCAATAGCCATAAGGTGGCTGAACCTACGCCCAGTGCCCATAGCATCAGGAGCCTCACCACGCTCTGCTCCAAGTTGTAGGTTTGCTGCATCAAGTTGATTCCTGATATGTTTGAAGATTTGAATGTTACGACCAACTGCCATTGGATTCTCCCAAGGCAGATTATGCTTTTGCAAATATGCATGCCAACCTAGTGCGCCGATGCCAATGCTTCGCTCTCTTGATGCTGAGAACTTAGCTCGACTGATTGTGTCTGGTGCGGTGTCAATAAAGTATTGTAACACATTATCGAGCATCTCAGCAATATCTTTCAGGAAAAGATCGTTCTTTTTCCACTCATCATAGTATTCTAGATTCACTGACGACAAGCAACAAACTGCTGTGCGATCCTTGTCTGTAGGAAGCACGATTTCGCTACAAAGATTAGATTGCTTGATTGACAAACCTAGCTTGCGCTGAGAATCTGGCATATGCTTGTTGCTAGTGTCAATGAAGTGAATGTATGGCTCACCAGTCAACATGCGAGTCTCTAGAATGCGTTGCCACAATTCTCGCGCAGAAACTTTATCTACAACTTGTTTGGATGCAGGATCAACTAGATTCCAAGTATCATCTGCGTTAGGATCTAACATGCATCGTTCGACAATGTGCATAAAATCATCAGTGATATTGATGCCGTGATGTAGATTTAGGGCTCGCATATTTGGATCACCCGTAGGCTTTCTCATTTCAAGAAAAATAAGAATATCTGGATGACTGATATCAAGATAAGCGGCGTAAGAACCACGACGAGTACGGCCTTGACGATAAGCGAGACTCGACGCATCGTAAGTCCTAAGATGAGGCATAATACCAACGGACTTATCATCAGCAGCGCGGATACCCAGTCCAATTCCAATGCCTCCACCTAACATCGAAAGCCAATTTACTTCCGAAAGAGTGTCAACAAGACCCTCTGCACTATCATGCAGATAAGGTAAGAAGCATGAAATAGGAAGCCCACGCTTGCTGCGACCGAAAGACAGAATAGGAGTAGAGTACGAAAGCCAGTGTCGGCTGCTGTAATCATAAAGTCTCTGTGCGTGTTCTGCGTTTGATGCGAATGCTTGTGAAACATATGCGAATCTTTCTTGTGGTGACTTTTCGTCTTCTCGCATATATGATTCGCGAAGGCGTTTTAGACCCAGCTCGTCGAATAATGAATCCCTTGTGTAATCTACTTTGATACCATGTACCGTGTCAGTTTGCATGTTGTTATAATCCTGGTTATTTTGAAATCATGTCTTCAATCATCGGAAATACTCTAGCAATCTCTAATGCACATCCTTTAGCAATTTCGATATGTTCTTTCTGCGTACCGTTTGCCGATCTGAGTTGTATATAGTGGACCCACGATCTGATGGTTCCATTCATGTAGAGTCTACTAACAGTGTTTCCTTCTGGAAGAACTGCTCTAGCTTGTTCTTTAGCAATGCCGTGTTCTATTGCCCACGAGTATGCATTTTTTGATGCATTGATTACCATTTGTTGCTTCTCTATCCATCGTTTCTGAAGCAATGTGTCATCAGTATCAATGCTATTCTGCCTGTTTTTGTAATCTTGAAGTCTAGCTTCGCGATACACAAAATCTAGATCCTGCGTTGGATCAGCATATCGTTGTGAAAATTCTTGAAAAGAAAAAGAGCGATGACGTAGAATCTGTCGTGCAATGTCTCGTGTCGTCTCAATCTCTACGCATGCAGAGACCATTTCGAGTGGACTCCAATGCTGATGTTTGATCAAATACTTGATCAGTTTTTCTGATGTCTCACTGTTCATCTGATTAGACGGATTGCTAACCCTAGCACAGAATGCAATCAATTCTTGCAAACTGTCTAGCGTAGATTTGCCGTCATTGAACTCAAAGAAATTGTAAGAGTCAACTTTAGAGTAGCTAACTAGTCTAACTTTCATGCTGTGATTCTCCATGTTGTGAACTTCAATAATGCTGTAGGTCCAGAAAAAGTATTCGTATTTATTAGTTCAAGCAATTCATCCTGTGTCAAATTCAATGCTTTCACCATTTCGTTGATATCTTTATGATGTAGTGATTTAGGCCAGATACAGACTTTGAATCCAGAGTCTATCGCAGATTTCATCTCTCGCATGACTTCTCTGTTTCTTGGCTCATTGTCATATATCAACACAAGTCTGTCTTTAGGCAGAACGTCAGCGGCAGTTTTAAGATTAGCATTACCACATGCTACGGCGTTCGGTAAAAACAAGCTATCAAGCGGACCCTCAGTTACGTAAATTGTCTGATTTTTGTGTACATTGTTCTGACCATATATCATAGGCACATCGTCTTTGATCCGAATCGTCAGATAGCGAATTGGATTCTTGTCAATTGCGCGACCAGACAGACCGATGAGTTCGTCGTTCTCATCAAAGAATGGAATGATCAATCGCGACTCATTACCAATGATCTTGTCATCGTATCCATCAACGAATTGCTTTAGCTTTT